GTGAAGCTTTTCTGTAAGATTTGTTTCTGAAATCTTGTCTTCACTTATAGTCTCTTCTTGTGTTTTTACGACTTGTGAAATTTCTTCTGTATTCACATTAAGAATATTATCACAGTCTTTTCCATCAGCGTCAACTTCTAAAAATTTAAAGATTGGGCTTTGGGCAGTTGCAATTTCGACGACCTTATACATTTTTTCTTTGTAATTTACAAGGTCTCCATTGACTAAGTTAGCTGCTGCAAGTAGATTTACAAAAGGAATTGACTCGTTAGGGTCTCTAACAACAAGTTCTTCTGTATCTTCTACTTCTTCAGTAGTTTCTTTAGCTACATCAACAGTTGTATCAATAGCAGTTTTAGTAGTTACTTCTTCAGTAATAGAGTCACTTTCTTCTGATTTTCCAGCAATTGCTTGCTCTTCAGAAGGAGAAAGTGGTCTAGTACTTGTAGTCTCTTCTTCATCCATATTCATAGGTGGAACTCCTACCATACTAATATTGTGCGTATGGCCTTCTGCTTCTTGTATAACACCAGCTATTACGCGGTGAGCGTGATTAGCCATATGAGAAGCATAAGTAGTTACGCCATTACCCATTTCATCTAATTCTAGAGTATGATAATGGCCTTCGCACATATCTGAGATGCCAGCTTTAATACCGCGCATCATTTTTGTTTCTTCCTCAGTAGCTTCTTCAAAATTTTGTAGGAAAGAACGATATTCATCCTCTGACCCATCAAAACTTTTACGTAAGCTGAATAAAGAATCTTGGTTACAAGGAACACTGACTATCGAAATTTCTAGTAGTTCTACGTCAGTAATTAGCATTGTATCATCTTTGCTATTATACTTACCGTCTTTAACTCTAAAACCTACGCTAAAACTTTTTAGCGCACCATCTTTAATAAGTGTATGTATACCATAGTTTTTCTCAGCAGCTTCACTTACGTTACCCTCTACATAAATACCTTTTTTATCGACAGTAATACTATCAAAACGTCCAATAGGACAATCGTGTTTATGCTGGTATAACATAACTGGATTACGTCTAAAGTTTTCTACGCCTTTTGCCCATGCTTCGGCGGTAACAATATCGCCTGCACGGTCTTTAGCAGTAGTATTAGCGTATCCAGCAATTTTTAAAGATTTATTTCCTTTAGAAATTGCTTTTGCTTCGAAAGAACTATTTAAATAAAATGTTTTATCACTCATTTGTTGTTCCCTCGCTGGTAGAAACTTCTTCAGAATCTACCGGTCTACCACCCTGGGTCGCGTCAGTTGCGCTTCCTGTAATGTTTTGTGGTATTCTTATTGTATCAAGTCCGTCAAGTTTTGCAAATCTTAATCCTTCACGAGCCTCATTTGGGGTTATAATTCCCGTATTGACTAGTGTTGAATAGTAAGTAGCTTGTGTTTTGTTGTCTGGCTGTAAAGCTGGTACAGACAAACGATCGGGTCTGATAACTATATTATTATTAAAGTAATGTGTAAACGCACTAGTAAATTGATTTAGTATAGGTAAGATAGTGTGCAAGTAAAATAGCTTTTGGTTTGCATCAATATTTGCGTTATTACCTGACTTAAGCAGTACATAAGGTACGCCTAATGCTTTAGACATGTCTTGCTGTATACGCTCTACTGAGCCTTCGAAATCAAGTTGTTCAAAGTTCACAGTTGAGAACCTATCAATTTTTAATCCGCCATCTAAGATAGCAGGATTTCTAGCACCATCAAAAATAGTGGTGTAGGTAGAGCGCCAAGCTTCTAATAATCTTTCTTTTACACGCTTCGATAGTATATTATCGGTAGTAAGAACGAATCCTGGTAGTGCGTTGTTTTTGAAAAATTGACGCTGAAAATTAATCATATAGTAGTAAAGTTCAATTAGACGAAGTGCTGGTTTGAGTTTAGACACCCCTCTAAAAATCGATTCATCATTCTCAGCCATTACATGGATTATCTCAGAAGCTTCAAAGCGTATAGCCTGAGATTTTCTAGTCTGTTTGGCATAACCAAAGTAATCAGAGGAACGTTGATTAGATATTAAGTAGTTATAGTGAGATACGAAAGTTTTTTCGTCAGGTACTACCTCAACATCATTAGCAGGAAGTACGTATAAGCTTTCTCCATCATAATAAAAGAAAGCATTACCGTCTAAAATAAAATCTAAAAAAGCACGTCTAAACAAACGTACTCTATCCTCAAAAGGATTAGGTTTTACATTTAGTAGTTTATTTACTTTTTTAGCGGGGCCCGCACCCTCAACTACTAGAGGAATTTCTACACAAGCATTTATAATCATATCTATAGATCTATGAATAATCTCAATATCTCTATAGGCTTGTTGATACTCAACTATAGTCTCTGGAGAAGCATACGGCTCCAAAGAAGCAATAGAGGGTTGTGCAGGGTTTAGCTTTTCTGAAAGCCAAGAACGCCATTGTGGTACTTCTTTAGTTACCATGTTTATCCCTTTGTATTTGTATCCAGTTTTTTATCTTAGGTGCCATAAAATTAGGATAAGTCTGTCCATATAAATTATGCAATCTCTTATGATGATCAGAGCATAGAGTATATAAATTACTATTATCTAATTCAGTAGCGTACTCGTGTGCAAATTTAACTCGCATCTCAAGTATCTGCTCTTCAGTATTAATTATCTTAATGTTATGTTTTATACACCATTGTGTAAACAGCTCACTAACACTGTACAAGTGGTGTAGCTCTAAAAGCTTATCTGAGTTACAGATGTAGCAACATTCTCTAAGCTTATAATCTTTTTTAATATAGTCCCTGATATACTTAACTGGTAATCTTTTTAAATCAGTCATTAATTTACTCTATATAATTTTAATAAAACTGTCCAAATATTTAATTGTAAATTGATATTGAACTCATCTTATGGTGTGTGTATATAGCGTAACGCACAGCATCACAAGGATGAGATGCCCAATCGTGAACAGGTTTTGGGATATCCGTTGACTGATTCCACTTATACGATGACATTGCGTGAAAAGTATGTGCACCGCCATCATTATCAAATAATAGTTTATCGTGTTCTACCACTGTTTGCACAAAGCTAATGCCATCATTGACAGATTTAATAGCGTTTTCACAATATATATCATAGTCGTACGCAAAGTCAGCTTTTACTTGCTGCGCAGCGCTATCAATATAAATAGTATCTATACGCCATTCATCTATTTTTTCTTGTATTACAGAGGCTAGTTCAGATGTTGTAGATTCTTTGGATATATATTCATCTATAATATAGTATTTTTCTCCATCAAAACCTACTACAACAAATACGTTTTCGTCTCTATATCCAACGTCAAGCCCTGCGATAACTTCAACAAATTTTCTAGTTTGGAAGTCTCCTTTATGTTTTTCCTCATCAAGGTATTCATAAATCTGGCTTTCTGTTGTAGTCCACTCGCACTCATATTCCTGTAGGAATAATGCACGAGTCATGGTTTTCTTAGCTTCAGCAATATCTTTTTCAGATAAGCGAGGATTAGAACGCCAAGTGTATATAGCAGAACCCCACTCTGGAAAGTTTTCTGGATCTTGACCGCGCATATAGTAGTTGTATAAATAGTTTCCTTTACCACGAGGAGTGGAAATCCATAAACAACGAGAATCGGTGAAGGTAGATAAGGCAGGACGCAAGTCTCTTAAGAAATATTCATCATCAGGAATAATAGCGGCTTCGTCGATTATAAGTAAGTTAGCAGCACGACCAACTAAAGAATCACGGTTATTAGCGGATAACAATCTGAATATTGAACCATTAATAAGTTTAACTACTTTATCTTTTTGGTTAAACTTATCTACCTCAATATTCATTTGCTTGATTAAATCAGTTACATAATCCCAAATAATAGAAGATAGCGTAAAGTTAGGAGCAACTACCATAACCTGCTGTCCTGGTTCAAGCAGTTTTGCGAATGCAAGAAGGGCCGCCGCATAGGATTTACCTGTACGACGGCCCGCTATATGAACCCAAAAACGCTTATTATTTAATCCTTCAACCATTGCCTTTTGTCCTTCATTGAAGGTTACAGCATTAGGTAAACGTTGAAGTAATTTGTCGATTGGTAACTTAAAAAACTGTGTACTCATTTAGGTAGGGTATCGTATATCATTACAAAAAAGGCTGCTAAGCTGGCAATAATTCCACCAACCCAAAGCAAGGTTTTTAACGAGGTCTTGCCCTCAGTTGCTAAAGACTGTAGAGAAGAAATTGCTGCATTCTGCGCTTCCATTTCTTTTCTCATAGTTTCTAGACAGGCTAATATGTGGTCAAATCTTTGCTCATTTACGCCTTCAAGAGTCGCTATTGCTGTTCTATTATTATTTGAACGCTCATGAAGACTATTAAGCTCTGATCTAATTTGATCTAGCTCTCTACTTGTTTCCATAATTCACCTATAGTCTTCTCGAAAACTAAGTATACAGCAAGGTTACTTACTGCACCTGTATTAGTATAACAAATGCATTAAAAAAGTCCAAAAATTTAAGTGCAAGTATTTATATTAGCTTTCTTAAAATGGTAATCACCATCAACATCACCACTCGTAAAATTGTTAATCAGAGTAAATCCTAAAGTAGACATATAGTCGGTAATCTGCTGTATTTTAGGAGCACCTAGATTATAGTCCACGTGCTGAGCTTCTAATATAACATCTTTACAATTTGCTAAACAAGCTTGAGCGCCTCGTAGCACATCTAGTTCTGCTCCTTGTACATCCATCTTAATTAGATCAGGTAAAGGCCAGTTATTATTTTTTACAATAGTGTCTAGTGTATAACCTATTTTTAAACGTTTATGGCTATCATTATAAGCTGTTGAGTTTTCACGATAATACGAGTTGCCACCCGGATGATCAAGATTTTCATAGAACTCTACAGTCTTATTATCGCTATCAGTTAGCACTCCGTTATACCAAGGAAGCCCAGAACGAATATGAAATGGTTTAACTGATTCTGTAGCATCAAATAAATAGTAAGAAGCGCTAGGCCAAGCTTCTTTAGCTTTTCTAGTCCAGTGTAATACACAAGCACCTATATCATACACTACTGAAGGATTAACTTGCATAGTTTTTAGATAAGCTGCATGCTCTGCAGGAAGTAGATCACGTTCAGCTGTTTCTTCTAGAACGCTTTTCTTATGAACGACAAAACGCGTAGAACCTAAGTGATCACAATGAATAGAAGTATCAGCCCAAACCTTAAAACCATAACGTCTAGCTTGCAAACAAAAATAAATATCTTCACTAAAAGTGTTTGCGTGGTTTAGTGCTGAACGATAAACAAAATGCGGATAAGGTAATGTACGTAGAACTTCTGAGTCAATTAAACAACAGCCAAGGCCGCAAGCAGCTACTTCTACAACTCCTTTGTCGCGAAGTAAGTCATAGTCGATATTAGTAACTCCACCGTTATCTATATCTCTATATATTTCAAGAGTGTGCTGATCTGGTTTTCTCTGAATATAAAGTCCAGAAATAACATCTTTTTTAGCAGCTAGCATTTTAACTAGAGTATCTTTTGGCAATACAATATCACTATCTACGCAGAATAAATAGTCATATCGCTTGCCCCACTCAGCGATTAGATTACGAATTTGATCAATTTGATATCCATAAAAATATTGAAAATCTGTACTATATCCCGCAGGAACATCTAAGTCATAAATAGATTTGAAAGTTTCAGCTTCAATATTACGATTAGTAGGGATAGCAATCAATATACGTTTTGACTTATTAAAGCGAGTATAGTCAATAGGATAACGCATAGCCCATTCTTGGTAGAACGGTAGTTCTATATCGTGTACTCCAGCCGTAATAGTCTTATCGCTAGTAGTAGCGGCCATAGGAGAGTAGAACTTAATATTATAAATTAAATAGTTATCTAATCCCTTATGTAAATGATAATGAAAAATAGTATCATCACCAAAATATATTTGCAACTCGCTACGAATTGGTATCCAGTTTGCTTTGTGCACAAACATTAGCTGACCAAAACAATGAATTATATCGCCTGGATTCCATTTTATAAAACTAATACTACCGTCAGTAGTAGGTGGTTGATTAAAATGAGCTTCGCCAGTAATAATACCGTGCGCTCCAAGTTCAGGAACAATTCGATGATATATTTTATCAAATAAACTTATATCAAACTCAATATCATCGTTAGCGATACACAGTTTATCGTTTTTAGATAGCGCTACACCTAAATTCCATCCAGGATTTACCTTAATATTATGTGTTTGGTTTAGCATCTTTACTTTAGGATGCTTAAGTTGCGGCCAATCAGGTGTTTTAGACACATCGTTATTAACTAGTAGTATTTCTTCTACTAGCGGGTGGGCGATATACCCGTCTAGTGCGCGTTGAAATACATCTAAACAACGCCACATGGTTAAAGTTACTACGGAAAACATTATATTTTAGGTCCTAGAGTTGATTTTTTGTTCATTAGCATTGACTTTATAGTCATTAATAGGGTTTAGATCATTATAATTACATACAATTTCCTGAACAGCGAGCGGATTTACGCTGCGTTCAATTAAATCGTAAAAAAGTGGGTTATCGGCACCAGCGGTGTACCATTTTTCATTGCGCTTATACTGTGCAGATTCTAGAGAATGTGTATTCAACCCTAGTGTAGTGCGCAAATGAGTATAAGGTATGCCCCAATTAAACTTATGAGATCTATAACTGCGATTTTTAATTACATCTGGAGGATATTGTTGTGCTACAAGAGGTATGTTATCAGCTAAACTCCACATAGATCCGTATGTAAAGTCGTGTCCACGAGCATAAATGTCATTATAAAACTTAAATATGCTGTTATTGTTGGTTAACCAGTCGTCTCCGTCAAGTAACATTACAATATCGTCTGGACGAGTCTTTGAAAAACAATAAAACTGATTACCAATAGCATACTGTTTTGTCTCATTTGACATAAGTATAAACTTATTCTTTATACTATCTGGTAAGTCAATAATAACATCTAGCGCTGCTTTAAATGATTTGTCAGTAGATACGTCATCAATTAAATAATGAACATAGTTATCATAATCTTGTTGTGCTACAGATTCAATACAGCGAGCGATATAAGATTCAGCATTATAAAAAGGAGAAATGATAACAATGCGTCGCTCAGGACCATAACTGCTATACTGTTGCATGTTTTCTGGATTATTAAATCGTCTATTAAAGATCCTAGCAACTTTAGTATTTATACGAGAAACGTCTCTATATTGTTGAACTGGTAGAAAACGCTTAAACTGCTTATAAAAGTGTTGATGCCACTGAAGTGCTACGCTATCCCAGCCAGCAATATCATCTACAACAGCACAAGCATGTTGTTTTTGCTGAAGTAGATATGGATTATAATATGCTCGTAGTGTTTCTTCTACAAAAGCAATAGCTTGAGATTGCTCGTCAATTCGAGGAAATAGGGAATTAGGAGTTGTAGAATACGGAAGCTTATAACAAGCAGCATCTATAGCTGTCTCTTCTAGTGCTCCGAACCTAGCTGTAATAATAGGAGTACGATATAGCAGCGATTCTAAACTAGAAATGCCAAACGTTTCTGGGAATGCAGTAGGATACAACATAAAACTAGCGCGTGCTAATAGCGAGGCTATCTCGCTCTGCTTAATAACTCCAGTGAATGTCACTCCTAAATTACGTAAACTTACATCATTTACTAAGTCACGAACTGTACGTTCTTGTTCATCAGGCTCAGCGCCTTCTCTAAAGCGATAGTAGCCACCAATGCATATTAGTTTAGCATCAGGAATAGCTGTTTTAACACGTGGCCAAATGTTCCGAACTAGTGGGATTAGCCCCTTAGTAGCACTTGCGTTATATACAAAAAGATTACGATCTTTTGCGGTAATATCTACGTGTTCTATATGTTTTACAGCACCGTTACGTGTCTGAAAAATATGCGGCTTAAGCATTTCAAAATTGCGACGAGCGCCGTGATCACAGTTGCTCGCGTAAATAGTATGAAAATCGCTAAGTGTGAATATACGATGAATGAACCCACCGATCACCATAGCTTCTAAATCTTGGTCGCCATCAGTAAACGTATCATGCATCCATAGAATGCGATACGGCGCTGCCATAACTAGCGGAGCGTAAGGATTACCAGCTCTAAAAGGTTTAATAGTACGTGAGGCTATTACAATGTCATAACGCTCACTCGCATCAAGCTGTGAATGATCTACGTAGTGTACACCATCATATGTTCCTGGGCTTGCTTCAGAATCTATACACGAGCAGTAAACGGTTACGGAGTAACCTAGCTTTACAAGCTCTCGTGACATAAGAATAACCGCAGACTCTGATCCACCGAGTCCGCGGTTATTAAGAGTATTTCCATCGTAGGTTAAGCCTAACAAGTCTATAATAGCTATTTTCATTGTATTACCTTAGTTTATAAGATAATTATAACATAGCGTTTATATTTTACCACAACTTTATTAAAGCAATTATTCAGGCTGTTCAGGCCAAGAAATAAAGAATGGATCTAGATTATTTACATTATTGTAAATGTCTCTTAGAGCTTGTCTATAATCAATCCACGGAGTGGACAGAGGGATGCCAGACTCATAAGCTTTAATAGCTTTATAGTCTGTTTGAGACAGTAGTCTCACGGCTTCGGTCTGAATTGCAGTCCATTGGTTCGCTATATCAGAGTTATTAGGAGCACGAACAACCCAAGCGTTGCCTATCCATTCTAAAACATCTGGATAACTATAGCTAGGAGGATCCGATACTTCAACGTATCCTGCATCTGTTATTTCTTCGTTAGTAAAAGTACTAGAATCTGTCCTAGTCATGCCATTAGATAATCTAATCCTATCTGGTAAGGATGTAGGAAAATTACCATTATGTGAGTATAGCATTTAAATCTCCATTAAGTAAGTGAGCGTATGTATCTAACGCCCTTTAATAGTGTAGTAGTAGCAATACCAGAAGGAGCATTATTAGGATATGAATACGGTCCCCAAACAATGCGTACAGCTCCGCGAGCACCTGCTAGACCGGCAGCAGTGGTATCGTCATCTTGAGCACCGCCTCCTGCACCGAATAACCCTGCTGCAGTGTTTGATCCGTTACCACCATCAGAACCACCAGTAGCTATAGGTTCTGGTTGTGCCCAAGCACTATAAGGTATAAAAATTGTATCGTTAACTGCAAAATTGTTAGTGTTAGCAAAACTAATAGCAGGGGCAGAACCCGCAGGACCATCAATAGTAGCAGTCCACCCAGTAGCAGGAGCAGTACCGCCAGAAACGTTAGTAACTAGGACTCCAGGAGTTGAAGAGCTTATTGGAAACGCAGTAACTGTGTTAGCGGAAAGTCCTACTCTAGTCGCAGTGTTTATAGGTCCACCGGCTGAAGTACCTGCTACAGTCACTGCAGTAATAACACCGGCAGAAACTGTACTAACCGTAATCGTCACATCGTTAGCAGGTGTTGCCCCACCAACAGCAGTTCCTAAAATTCTAATTTGGTTAGTAGCAGCATAACCGGTCCCGCCATTTGCAATAGTTACAGTGTAAGTCGTAGATAGTTTGGTGACGTTAAAAGTAGCACCAGTACCAGTTCCGCTGATGTTAGTTCCAGCTAAACCGTTGTAAACAACAGAGGTTATTCCAGTTACTGTAATTAATATATTAGTGTTTATGCCGCCAACACCGGTAGCGCCTGCTCCATAAACTCCTACACCACCACCGGCAAAGCCTTGACCTCTAAAGGTATACGAACCACCGCCACCGCCGCCACCACCAACAGCAGCGTTAGACCCAGAACCAGTACCACTACCAGCGCCACCGTTTCCTGTATAACCACCAGCACCGCCACCACCGCCACCAGCATCGTTACTCGATACGGCACCACCAGCACCACCGGTACCTCCACCTGTTCTCACAGAGCCAGTACTAGTACCTCCGGCACCACCAGTGGTTGCACGGAAAGGACCACCACCTCCACCGCCAGCGCCTAGTAAAGTGGTAGCGCCTCTTTGTATTGAGCTAGAACCTCCTGCGCCTCCTGCTGCCGCAGACGTAGTAGTACCTGCAGCACCAACGTTAACGTTAAGTACTTCGCCAGGAGTTACGGCAAAGGTGCCGTAGGATAAACCGCCTCCTCCGCCTCCGCCCATGCCTTCGTTTCTTCCTGATTCACCACCAGAACCACCGCCGCCACCACCTATAACTACAGCACTGACTTGAGTAACCTCAGCCGGAACTGTGAAAAGAAAAGCTCCAGATGCAGATATATATTCTTGCTGCCCTTGAACTACTCTAGATAGCTTATCTGAAATAGCGTCTAAATTCCATATACCAGAGTTGCGTCTATTACCAAGAGTCACGCTAGGGCCTGGACGAAGAGCCATAGTTACTGAATTATAAGACCAGTTTGCAGCAGTACCACCAGTACCAGTAAAAGTCCAAGCTGCCGGATCGTATGCGCCACTTGTCCAAGCAACGTTTCCTATACCGACTGTAGCATCGTTAGTTTCGGCAAGAGCTACAGTATTTGTAGTTATAAAGTTAGAAAGATAACTTGCTGTAAAAGCGCCACCACCTGTTGCGTCGTGAGCAGCTCCAGCAGCTACTACTATAAGAGCATCAGTAGTAACAGGTGTAATAGCTGGAGGGTTAGGAATAGCTCCGTTTAATGCTCCAAATGTAGTAGTAGTTACATCAAATGGAGTCGTTAAGCTTACATTTCTATATACTTGTACAGCAACCGCTAAACCATCTGCTGCGTTTGTAGAGCCGCCAGTTATAGTTACGCTAGTCTGAGGGATTGGAGTAGCAAAAGCATACCCTACAAAAAAGTTTGAGTCTTCTGTATCGTTTTGATATAAATCTGCTATTTGAGTAAAACCAGCAATATTAAAGGTTTTATTAGCAGTTCCGCAGAGTTCTGCGGCCACTATTATTAAATCACCGTATTGAGGAGCACTAGCGAGTCCGCCAGTCAAACCAGTTAAAGATACAGTTACATCAGTTGTTCCGCCTAATTGAGCGGACGTAGTTCCGCCAACATACTGAATAGTCTCATTTACACTACCTAAAATAGTATAGTAGTTTGCATCTGTATAATCAAGAGTAGTACCGATCATTCCGCCGTTTTTAAAAAGAGATGCCATACTATACCTTACGCGTCGTCAATAATTTCGTATGAGCATAGCGCTTGAAGGTCACCAGCTACACTAGCTGTACAGCGAATAGCATCGCCTTCTTCTAGATACATACCCATATCTTTAGATATAACTACTAAAGTTGTATCTGCAGGTATGCTAATTGTACTAGCTATACGATATGCTACGCTAGATCTAAATAAATCTACGGTAATATCTGCGGCGTTAGTACCGTCTATATTAGCTACTACAAGAGAATTTATTTTATACACCTTGTCAGTAGGACAAGTTGTAATTGCAGTTGCAGTGACGCCTACAGACTGTACATCTGTCTTACCTAAAATTGATGTTACGCTTACTACGTTTGGTGCTACCATTTATATTTCCCTTTATCCAAATACTATTGCCATAGCGATGGCTTTGCCAGTGGTGATTCCGCCACCGCCGCCACCACCTGACGAACCTGTAAAACCTGTTGAACCTATTGATCCTGTGAAGCCTGTTCCTTGAGAACCTACAAAACCTACAGAGCCAGTGAAACCTACAGTACCTATAGAACCTACAAAACCTACAGAGCCTGTGAATCCTGTATTACCTACTGAGCCTGTGAAACCAGTATTACCTACAGAACCTGTAAATCCTACAGAACCAGTAAATCCTGTATTACCTACAGAACCTGAGAACCCTAAACCACCTACAGAGCCTGTAAATCCAGTATTACCTAAATTACCTATAGATCCAGTAAATCCTGTGTTACCTAGAGAACCGGTGAATCCAGTGGTACCCTGAGAACCCACAGAGCCAGTAAAACCAACGGAGCCGGTAAATCCTACAGAGCCTGTAAAACCAATGGAGCCGGTAAAGCCTACAGAGCCAGTAAATCCTACAGAGCCGGTGAAACCAACAGTACCTTGAGAACCTACAGACCCTGTAAAGCCTACTGTACCTTGAGAACCAACTGAGCCAGTAAATCCTACAGACCCTGTAAAGCCTACTGTACCTTGAGAACCAACAGAGCCGGTGAAACCAACAGTACCTTGAGAACCTACAGATCCTGTAAATCCAGTATTACCTGCATCACCTTGGGAACCAGTAAACCCTGTTGTGCCTTGAGCGCCTACAGAGCCTGTAAATCCTGTTACGCCTTGAGAACCTGTAAATCCTGTGTTACCAAAAGACCCTGTAAATCCTGTAGTACCTACGGAACCAGTAAACCCAGTAGCTCCTACAGAGCCAGTAAAACCGACTGAGCCAGTGAATCCGGTAGCTCCTACTGAACCAGTAAATCCAGTTGTACCTACAGAGCCAGTAAATCCTACAGAGCCTGTAAATCCAGTGGTGCCTATAGAACCTGTAAATCCTGTGACACCTTGAGAGCCTACTGATCCGGTAAATCCAGTAGTACCTTGAGAACCGACAGAGCCTGTGAAACCAGTATTACCTGCAGATCCTGTAAAGCCTATTGACCCAGTAAATCCAATATCACCTTTAGAACCTGTAAACCCTACAGATCCAGTAAAACCAGTCGGACCATAAGCATATAATGCGGCTGTAAACCAAGTTCCACTTGCAGAACCATTAATAAGTTGCGATGTTGGATTGGCAGTATATGCCGTAACTTCAACATAGTCTGTTGTACCGTTGAAATAGGCAATGGTAGATAAGTTTAAAAATTCTCCAACAGTTGAAGCATTAACAGGAGTTTGAGTAATAGCAAGCTGAGTTGTACCATTTTTTCTTAGTTGTAGGTTGGTCTGGTTGTTGGTGATAGTGCCTGCGCCCCACCAAATTTGTGCAGTCAATGAGTAATATCCTGCAATAGTTGGTTGGAATTTATTAGGTGTCCACCAACCTTGTGGGTCAAAGTCATCAACTAGTGTAACAACTGCGTCAGCACCATTAGTAACAGTTTGATCTGTACCGTTCTTAGCAGCACGCACCACGTAACTACCAGCAGTTAGCTGTCCACCATCAGCACCTTTACTTCCGGTAAAGCCTAAAGAACCAATAGAGCCTGTAAATCCGGTAGTTCCTTGAGCTCCTACAGAGCCTGTAAAGCCAGTTGTACCTTGAGAACCAACTGAGCCAGTAAAGCCGACTGTACCTTGAGCACCAACAGAGCCTGTAAAACCGACTGTACCTTGATTGCCAACTGAGCCAGTAAATCCAGTAGTTCCTACTGAACCTGTAAATCCTGTAGTACCCTGAGCACCAACTGAACCTGTAAAACCTGTACCGCCTACATCACCCTTAGAGCCTGTAAAACCAGTGGTACCTACGTCACCTTTAGAGCCAGTGAATCCAGTAGTACCAACATCACCTTTAGAACCGGTAAACCCAGTTGTACCCTGTGTACCTATAGAACCAGTAAACCCTGTACCGCCTACAGAACCAGTAAAGCCAGTTCCACCTTGAGCACCAACGGAACCAGTAAATCCAGTTATACCCTGAGTACCAACTGAGCCTGTAAAACCTACATTACCCTGCGCGCCAACAGAGCCTGTAAATCCTGTATTACCTATTGACCCAGTAAACCCGGTAATACCAACAGATCCTGTAAACCCTGTTACTCCTTGAGAGCCTACAGAGCCAGTAAATCCTACTAAATTACTATTAGAACCTACCCAATTACCATTTGCATCTATAATTTGATTACCATCTACATAGTAACCATTAGAAGAGTAAACTAACTCTGCACTGATCGGAGCAAGAGAGAAGCTAGGATGAGCAGTATCAATAAATACGCTTAGATCTGGTTCTGGTGTATAATTCTTAAAGAATTTCCATATACCATCAGAAGCATCTCTAAATATGCCTGTATGATGATAAGTACCGTCATTATACCCAGCAGCAAACCCTAAATCTGGATTTGCGTTTGATTTACCTCTAGCAACACCACCAGAAATATAAGTATCTGTAACTGTGCTAGCTACAGTAAAGGCTGTACTATTAGCCTGAATAATAGTATTATTATTGACATTAAAACTAGAAGGATTAACACCAGTTACACTTACTACCATATTAGTGGTATAGTTATTATTTGCAGTATAAACAACAGCAGTACCGTTGCCACTAGCAGTTATTATATTAGCTTGAATGGCTTGGTTAAGATATAACATATTATCAGATATCGATAAGTTTACAGCACTGACTGTGCTAGTAGTACCTGATACGGTTAAGCTACCATCAATTATTACATTACCGCCTACGTCTAAATTCGGTACATAGAAAGTGTTAGCAGCAGCATTTAGATATAACTGATGTGAGTTAAGTTTTGCTATTTCTGCAGAACCAATACCGCCTACCATAATAGGATATAGACTTGTTGATGCTGAATCTTGTATAGCTACTATTACGTTAGATGGACCTGCACTACCAGTAAAGCCGGTGCTGCCGATATCTCCTTTAGAGCCGGTGAACCCAGCAGCACCAACATCACCTTTAGAGCCAGTGAATCCTGTGTTACCCTGAGCACCTACAGAACCTGTAAAACCTGTTGTACCTATGTCACCTTTAGATCCTGTAAAGCCTACAGAACCCGTAAAACCAGTTGCGCCAATAGACCCAGTAAATCCAGTTACGCCAATAGACCCTGTAAAGCCAGTAGTTCCTTGAGCACCTACTGAACCTGTAAATCCAGTAGTACCTTGATTGCCAACAGAGCCTGTAAAGCCAGTAGCACCAACATCACCTTTAGAACCTGTAAATCCTGTTGCCCCAACATCTCCTTTGGAACCGGTAAATCCTGTAGCACCTACGTCACCCTTAGAACCTGTAAAGCCTACAGCACCTTGGACTCCTACTGAACCAGTAAATCCGGTTATGCCAATAGACCCCGTAAACCCAGTAGTTCCTTGAGCACCTACAGAACCTGTAAATCCAGTAGCTCCTACATCGCCTTTAGAACCTGTAAACCCGGTAACTCCCTGAGCGCCGACAGAACCTGTGAACCCAGTAGTGCCTAAATCACCTTTAGAACCAGTAAAACCAGTATTACCTGCATCACCTTTAGAACCTGCAAATCCAGTTGTACCTTGAGTTCCTACGGAACCAGTAAATCCTAAACCACCTACTGAGCCTGTAAAACCAACAGTACCTTGAGCACCTACTGATCCTGTAAATCCGATTGCTCCCTGAGCACCGACAGACCCAGCGAATCCAGTATCACCTTTAGACCCAGTAAAGCCAGTGTTACCTAGAGAGCCGGTAAAGCCTATACTTCCACTAAAACCTATTGATCCGCTGAAACCAACACTACCAGTAAATCCAGTTGTACCTATAGATCCGGTAAAACCAGTTAATCCTAGAGAGCCTACAAAACCTGTGTCACCGCGAGAACCAGCAAAGCCAGTAACTCCTTGAACACCGGCACTTCCGCTATACCCTATATCACCACGAGATCCGCTATATCCTAGATCACCGTGAGAACCGCTAAAACCAGTTGAGCCTTGAGGACCTACTGAACCTGTAAATCCTAAAGCACCTTGAGTCCCAGCACTACCGGTAAAACCAGTAGAACCTAAACTACCAGTATAGCCTATTATCCCGCTTGTCTCTCCTAGCCAATTACCGTTTTCATCAATTACGTTTCCATAACCTACAACATGAAAGTTAGTAGCAGCTACTTCACCTTCAACAGTTATGTCACCAGTAAAGTTAGTAGTGCCGTTAATAACATTACCTATAGCACTTTCAACATTGTCTAATCTTGAATCTATTAAAGATAAATCTATGCTTGCATTACTTACAGCAGTAATACGTCCTTGTGCGTCTATAGTAATTACGGGTATGTTAGAAGTGCTACCAAATGTACCAGGAGTAACCGCAGTATTTTCTAAATTAAAAGTTACTTGATTATCTGCAACTATTGTAGCAATACCAGTTCCGCCAGCAAAGCGTAAACTATCAATCCCAACTATTACAGTGTCAGTCCCGCTATCTCCAATAATAGAAAAGTCAAAACCGCCTGTACCTAGGGCATCAATAGCATTAGCTAATGCAGCTGCATTAGCATTTGCATAAGCAGCAAAGCTATTAAGATTGGAACTCACAGCGTGAGCGTTGCCGATGTATCGTACAACATTTGCAAGAGTTACTTTATAAGTAATTAATTGAGATACGTCATCAATAACAAAAACGTCCTCAGGGGCTAGCTGAGAACTTGAAATGTTTTGTAACTGCGTTATTTTTACATTTGCCATTAGAATCCTACTACAAGCTGCTTATCGTCCTGAGTCAATAGCACTAAGCCATCTTGTGTTTGAAGTTCGTACTGTACAGTTTGTCGAACTATAAATCTGCCATCTTGAGCTATTATAGCATCCTCACTTTGAGTGAGCAATACATCAAATCCTTCGCCCTGCGGTTGGGGGGCGGGGCGAAGTTTACGATTTATAGCAGTGATTGATAATACTAGGCTAGTAAGTAAGCTCATTATATGCGCTCACTAATATATAAAGTACCTTCACTATCATTGATACCTATTACAGATATATATTTTGAATTTTGTGTGGATATAATTTCAGCTCCAAGCGAAACATCTATGTAAATACCAGCAGGTAATAAATGAGAGTTTGAAGCATTGGCATCCACGCTGTCATCACCTATTTCAAACAAACAATTGTCTGTGCTGTATAGCGAGACTACACGAGTAGACCCGCCAAAAGCAGCACTTCGTGCTGCAGCTGGTCCGAAAGAAATAGTTTGTCCACCATGCAGCTTATAACTTAAAACTGGAATAGCAGCATTGCCGTCGTCGCGAGGTTGTTTACTCATTCATACTCCTTAAGACTGCATTATGACCCAGTTAGTACCGTCGGATACTAAAGTGGCCCAAGTACCTGCAGTAGCTGGTAATATTGCGCTTCCTGCAGTAGCGCTGTTAATAGGTACTACGTTAGTAGAAGCAGATACTACCGTGAATGCTGCAATATTTTTAATCATAACTTCTCTACCTACCCATGAGGATGCTGCAGGGAATGTTACGGTAATAGAGGCAGTACCGTTACAAATAATCCAGTCTTCAGTATCTGCAAGAGTGAAAGAACCAGTTTTAGTTGCAATTCCTCCGCGACCAAAAGATCCAGTAATACTTACTAAACCTGTAGGAGTGATTCGCATACGCTCTAGTACACCGTTAGGATTAACAGTGCTAGTTCCTGTACCAAAACTTACACCGCCAGAGTTAAGAGTAGCGTTTCCACCACCGTTAAACTGCATAAAGCCCATCCAAGTGCTATCTACTCTTTGTTGTAGTCTGTATCCTGCAGTGGTCCAGTCAGTACCGCCTGAAATATTTCTGCTATTAGTAATTTCAAGATAATCAGCGTTACCTGTAGCTGTAGTAAAACGTAATGCACTTGCTTGAGCGTTTGCAGTAGTAGCAAGGGATGTAGTAGTAGCTGATATCCTTCCTCCAGAAGTAGCTTCGCCTATACTAAAGTTACCGTTAGCAAGTAGTCGCATGCGCTCGGTTAGAGCGGTATCGGTAACAGCATTACGTGTTGAGAACGCTAGATCACCGGTTGTGTTGGTAGTACCACTAGTTAGTATACCTTTGATAGCCGCCATACCTAGAGAGCTAACAGTATCAGCTTGTTGGGTGGCAAAAACAATACCTCCACCACCACCTGCAGAAGTACTACTAGAAGATAAACGAAATAAATCTCCACGAGAGCCTGTGTCTGTTAATGCGGCAGTTAATTGTCCTGCACCAAATAATCTGGCACCTACTCTGTTATTAGTTAAACTAGCAGTAACGTTTTGGAATGCGCTTGTTTCAAAACCAATAGCCCAACCTGTATCCCAATCATCTAAGCCTGTTGTAGTATAACCTATTTGTACGTCAGTAACGTTGACCTGTGGAATACTCCAAGTAGAAGCTAATTCACCGATATACACTATGCACTTAGAGCTAGTAGCGTTAAAACCGAAACGTACTGTATAATCACGATCAGTAGAATTATTACTAATTATATAAGCACTAGGGTTTACCCATCCTGGTGTTACAGTATAATTGTAACCAGCTACCACAACTTCAAAAGATTCTTGAGTTGTGTACTCGAATACTTTAATAGTAAAGCGAGTCATATGGTTTGTATAACCTACTGGCAGAGTTACAGCAATAGCTCCTGTGACTGTAGATGTTGAAGTTGTATATGAAGCACCACCAGGTGCAACAACACGGCGATTAGTTGAGTCTCTCACAGCAACAGCAGTAGAAATTCCGGTTGCAGTAACATCACCAGCAACTGTTAGCTTAGAACTTGCAGTAGCTGTACCAATAGCAACGTTATTAGTTCCTGCATCTAAGAATAGTGCGTGAGTTTGTCCTACACCTTCAACTCGCAAATCAACATCTGCACCAGCATCGTTAAATGTTAGAGTACTTGCAGTACCGTCTGCATGCTGCAGTACGTTATTAAGTTTTGTGCGGACACTTAATCCTGCTTCACCGTTAGCAAATGTTGCCATTATTAATCACTCCAATTTTCTATATCATTCCAAAAACCACTGTCAACCCATAGGCCAGTAGTAAAGGCGCTAATAGCTGATCCAAAACGAGTAGCAATTAGCGTTAGTTCATCACAGCTACGAACATAGCTTTCTTGTGCTGTAAAGTTAGTAGATAAGCTTAATATGTCTTCTGTAGATAACACTGGGTATGTAAAGTGAACTGCTGGCATATACGCAGACAGGTAAGGAGCAGTTCTTCCACCAATATAAATAGTAGCCGCAGCATTAGAAGCAGTAGATAGCTGTTCGCTAGAAGCAATCTCACGTAAGAACTGAGTAGAGCTGCTAGCCCCACCACGTAAATACATACTTATCGACCCACTAATATTCCTACTAGTACTATACCCAGTTACTACATTATTTACTGATCCTAGACGATCGCGGTCCAAATAGCCAATACTATTTTTATAAGATAGGGAAAAGTCAGTAACTGGAAAAGCGTAAGTATTAGAATTGTAATCTAATTGTATAGCACTTAGCCTATTTTTAAGATAAGGAGCTGTAGACACAACGCTAGATACATTCATTCTGTCATAAGGATGATAACTGTAAGCAGCAGTTAGTGTAGACGCATTAGAGTTTGCAGTAGCGCGCACTCCAGAATTTAAAATCCCACCAAACACGCTAATAGCATTATCTCTAACAACGTCTAGTAGTTCAACAACGCTTGAACCTTTACCGCTCCACTCAACAGTTACGATCTCATTTATACCAGCACTTAATGTAGCACTATCTACAATAGCGTTAGCAACACGATATACAATGTTATCTAATTTAAAGTATAGCACACCTTCAGGACGTGCAACAGAGTTAGATCTAGAAGCATGGTTTCCAACTCCACTAATGCTAGGTGCAGTACTAATCTGTCCTTGACTACGCCAAACTGATTGTTCGCTAGCTCTAGCTGGAGCTGTGTTAGATATTAGCGCTTGCCACAAAAACCAATCTGAAGTAGGCTTAACATTTCCGCTTGCAGTACTATACTGAGATGTTCCACCGGGAACTGCATTTCGCTCAACCCCAGTGCAACGAAGATAAACTGTAAAGTTCCAATCTACTGGATTACGAGCAGTAGTAAAGCTAAGATTACTACGATCTATATTATCGCCATGCTGGTTGTGGCTAATCTGTTGAGTAGCGCCTTCTGCACTCATTGCAAATCCAGAAAGTATATCTAGCTTCCAGGTATTAGAAGGAGTCATATCGCTAGGCAGCGCAGAAAGTAAGTCTACGCTACTATAAAATATTTCTGAATTGCGTTGAAGCTGAAGTTGTGTCACTTTATTCTAACAAATCTTTCATTAATCTATCATAGTTATTAATCTGAACTGCTACTGCTGGGCCTTTAGCTTGAGGCTTTAGTGTAGCTTCTATATCTGCAAGGTGCTTCATCCAATCAAGAAGATCTTTCTTGGAATAAATGCCAGTCTCAACTGCTTCTTGAATTTTTTGATCAATTACAGCGTTTATCAATGCAATACGACGATTGCGGTTAAGATATCCTTGAGTAGCAAACACGTTATCAATATACTGCTTTACTTCACGTTTTTCAATTACCGACGTAACACGGTCTGAGGGTATACCATACTCATCACTTATAACATCAATGCTTTTACCAGCTAGATAGTCATTAGCAATACTTAATAACACCGGGTCTAGTGGAGGAGCTTCCAGTGTACGGTTCAGTGCCTCAACAGTTGTACTAGGTGAAATTATATTTATTTCTTTAGTCATTGTATTTCCTTATTTTATTTCTAGCCAATCCATAGAGGCTCTACAAGAGGTGTTAGTAGATCCTATGCGATTTACTATTATAGCAAGTACCTGACTATCTGTACTATCATAATTTTGATATATAGCATTAAAAGGGTTAGCTGATACTGATATAACAGGGTTTGTACCTAAACCACTACCAGCACCTGGAATAAAGCTATCTTTAAGTATTGCAAATTCTTCATCAGAATCCCAGTTACTTGCCATATTTACGCCGGTAGCATACTCGGTCCATCCATAGCCATGCACACTAGTCCATGTTGGGGCTGATAAGAATTTTGAGCTATTAGGAAGAACTACTACGCGATATCTAGAATCTGCAGTAGAGAATAGTGACAGACCTACTAGTTCGTTATAACTTCTGTTTGGTTTACCGATTAAGCTATTTTTTAATCTAATAGCTAAAATCGCAACCCCAGTAGTACCCTGAGTACTGTTTACATCTATAGCACTACCTGTACCAGTACTTACTGACTTAGTAAAACTATTTATTGCTAGACTGCCTTCTACATAAGCACTAGCACATATCATCATTAGCGAGCTTACGGATGCAGTGGCGCCTGAGTTATATATTTCCCAGCGGAAAGGTAAGCTAGGCTGATTCATATAAGTTTCAGTAGTTACATTAGAGTGATTAAAATAATGAGCATAAGTAGGAACTCCGTTATGTACGAATCCAACTCTAACTCTACCAACACCAAGCCACTGATAGTCTATGATAAGAATCTGAGCTTTAGAAAAGTCTAGATAGTTCATAGAGCTTTGATTCCATGAACCTTGATCTACAATCTCAGCGTCTGTTCCGTTTTTACGAATAACAAACTGAGGAGTTGTACCATTCATTCTAAAGAATATACCATTTAAATCATCGAACATACCAACTGCTTGTACTAAGTTAGCTTTTCCAGCATTCATTACAAAAGTAATTAATCCCATAGTACTAGTACCAGAAGTATAAGGATGATATTTTTTAGTTTGACGTACTACACGACTACCACTAGTAGTTGTAACAGCTCCTATATAGCAATTTCTAGCTTGGTCTGATGTTAGTGTGCCACCAGTAGCTATCAGATCATTCATCTGTACGCTAGTACCACTACCATACATATAGCGATAGTCTCCTAATAGCCTAGATTCAGCAGTTCTTAAGCGACTAAAGGCAGTTAAGTTAGCAGAATCTCCTAAATAAGTAGACAGAGAGCCACCAACATCATTTTTTACTTCTTGTTCAGCGCTAAATAAATAACTCATATAATTCTCCAACCATCTCTGTATACTAATGATATGCTACCATTGTTAATGCTTAACGTGAAGCTGGTGCTATTGTCTACAGCTCCGGTTACAGTAATTGGATGGTTACTACAATTACCGCTTTCATCTTTTATTGTAATCTGCTGCCCATTAGAGGTAGGAGCGTGCAGTGCGATAGCTACAGGGCCAGCATAATCAACTCCAATGTAACGATCTGTAGCATCTGTTGTCCCAGAGCTGGAATCAATCAATCTAGTCGGGCTATTATACAGCTCACTAAAGTTTGAATTGATCTTAATCATAGCGTCACGTAGCGTATCACCGCTGCCGTCGTTTGGAACTGCTCCTACATTCACAAGTGCCTGTGACATTAACTATATCCTTTATCCATTGTTACAAGAGTGCTATCACAAGTAAGAGCTATGCTGTCACAAGTGTACACTGCAAAACGCTCTACAGTGTATAGTATCTCAAGTGTTAAATCACAAATGCAATACGGTGTCATAGCACCTTCATCTGTACGTAGAGTTGTTACACGAGCTTCTTGAATTAGATCAGGATGAGCTCGTCTGTATGTCTGAATTGCCGTTTCAATGCTACGCACAAGATCTTCGATGTAACTGAGGTCTTCACTCCAGCCATATCCACGAACATCTAGCTGCAGAATAGCTAGCTTGCTTCCCGCTCCATCATGCTTACGACTTTCATTACGAGGATGTACGTAAAAGCTTGGAAAAGTATTTATCTCATGCAAAAAGCGTAGACCACGATTACCAATCATACCAGCGCTATCTGCGATATGGCTTATAAGGGTACCGATAACGTTAGATCGTTTACTCATTTATCCAATCAACCTCACAAGCAATATCACACATACCATATGGCGATAGCAATCCTTCATCAGTTTCTACGCTTAGTACACGTGCGCTATAAATCAACGGAGAGTTCAAGCTCTGGATGCATTCTTCTATTGATCTAGCGAGCGCTTCACTTGCGCCGATTGAATCTTCGTCAGTTAACGTATATCCACGAACAATAAAACTAAAGCTGTCAATTGTAACTCGATCTCCGATATTAGCGCGTTCGACGCTGGGGCGCAGCAGAGCGACAGCTGGAAAATCACTAATTTGATCTATGAACCCTGGACCGACTGTTGCTATGCTTGCGAGAGCGGTTTCTATGATTTCAATTCTTGAACTTAACATGACTAAGCTTAGCTAATTTATGCGATATTGTCCAAACTTTTTATTTTAGGGGTGCGATAGGGAGTGCGATAGCGTTGCGATTGCGTTTTTCTTATAAAAAAATTTTGAGAACATGTTCAAGGTGGGTTCGATAGCTAGTCTAAGTTTGCGATAGCTATTGATACGGAGTATCACAGTAGTTATCACGAAGTGATGTAGGGGGAGTAGCGCTATAAGGATAATCCTTTCAAAGGACGGCCAAACTGCGCTCGGGCTTTTCCAAATTTCCCTTATAAAGGCTCTGTGGAGGTGCCCCTCAATTTGCGAATCACCTAAGTCCTCTTAACCGCCCTCCCCCTACCTGTCAAGCACAAAGTAACTGTGGCCGTTAGGCCACAGGCTTGTAGGGCTTGGCGATCCCGACCGCAGCGGCCTTGACATAGCGCGCCCAATATGCGCGGCGCGAGGTGATCATCGCGGGCGATTCGGTATAAGCGGCATAGGCGGCGAACACAACCTGCGCGGTCCCTTGCATCCGATTGCACGAGCCGCAGAGGCGCACGAAATTTTCTTTCACCATTGCCCCGCCCTTGGACTCTGCGACGAGGTGGCCGCATTCGTCGGCATCCCATGTCCCGCACGCGGCGCAGCAATCGAACGAGGCGAACACGTGGGCTTTGATGGCGGCGGGGATACGGGCTTTGGTCATGGTCATCATCCTCTGTTGATAGAATCACCTTATGCGATTCCTGCATCCGAGTCAATCGGTTATCGTGCGGGGTAGACACAAACTTTTTGCTTGCGAATCATTCGGCGCTATGCGATAAAGAATCATCGAAACGCTGATAGAGGGAAGCGACAGATGGCACAGATGATCGGATACGTGGTGCGGGTGACGGACGCGGCGCTGGCTTTCGTGGCCGAGGCGGACGCAGGCAAGGCTGGTGTCAAGCCCCTCTGGATCCCCCGCCGTAAGATCGAGGCGGCCAAGGAGTCGGACGCGATGGGCCGCAAGATCCAGACGGCGCAGGACGGCGAGCGGGTCGGCATCCTGCACAACCTGACCGTGTGCGACGCCTTCCTCGCCAAGGTGATGGGGGCGTAAGCCCCCACACAGTTAGAAACCTAAGTTAGAAATCAAGGTGAGAAAATGAAACTCTCGGTCGCTCTGCAAATCGCCGCCGCCCTCGTCCTCGTCGCTCTGGCCGTTGTCACCTTCCCGTCGGCGCAGCCGGAAAAGCTGCTGACGGTTAATGATCGCGCAGCGTGGGGATATGATGAGGCTGGCAACCTCGTCAACAAGCCTCTGCCTCCAATCGTAATTGACCTGAAATAACAAGGAGTTAGCAGACGCGGCGCCCAGCGCGCTAACCTACTGATATTACAACGTTCTTTGCTCTTGCGAATCACTGCGAGATATGCGATAAAGAATCAACAGAGGAGAACAACATGAACGCCCTGATTGCCATTATCGGAACTATGATGGCCATGCCCTTCGTCACTCTTGCAGCGGTGCTGCTGTTTCACTTCGTCAACGCAATCATCGGAGCCTGATCCATGAAATTCGCTCTTATCGTCACGCTGTTCGGCCTTGACGCCCCTGACTACCACTATGCGATTGATACAAACATGCAAGGGCTTGCATGTATCGAGGCGCTGGAAAAGCATCAGGCACTGCTGGAACAAACGTTCTATCCCGAGGATTTTGAATTGGTCTGCGTGATGGATGATATGTATGAGGATTGACAGATTCGGGCGCAAGCCCGAATCACGCGCCAGTATTTTACACCCGAATCACTATCGTTGTCAAGAGGCAAATGCGTGTTGAAACAAAACTTTATCGAGTCTAGGCTCTTGCGAATCATGCTGGGATATGCGATAAAGAATCATCGGAAAAGAGGAGAGACCCAGATGTTCGGTTACATTGTCCGCGAAACTGAAGCCGCCGTTGCATTCGTCCGCGCCCCGCTGACGGCTCAGATGAAACCGCTCTGGGTTCCGCGCAAGAAAATTGCGTTCTTTGAGGAACTGGATCTGCCGTCTATGTCGGTTGATATTGCAGGCGAATCGTATCGCCGCATGGGAACCCCTGTCCACATCGGAGTCGACTCGGCGTTTCTTGCGAAGGTTGGTGTGGCAGAATAGCCACACCTGGCGCCAGTATTTTACACCCGAATCATGGGCGTGGTCAATAGGGAAAAACACGCTATGCGAAAATAAATGCGAGTCTAGGCGTGCAGATTACGCTTGCGAATCATGCGGAACCGTGCGATAAAGAATCATCAGCTAGGGAGATGGCGATGAGCAAGGCAAAGATCTCGGATACGGTTCGCGCGAAGGTTCTGGCCCGTGACGCTTATATCTGCCGCGCTTGCGGGTTCGGCGGTTCGGCAAACTATGCCTTCGCTCTGGACTGCGACCATATCGTTGCAGAAGTGAACGGCGGCAAGGCAACGGCTGACAATCTGCAATGCCTTTGCAAAGGCTGCAACATTGCCAAGACTGGCAATAACTGGGAATTTGCCAAGCGCACCGAAACTGTCGCGGAGTCGGTTTGGGCCGTGAATCAGCGTATCGTGTCGGTCGCCTTCACCGTCGGGCTGAA